CAATACTATAAATTACATCGCTTAAATCTTCTCGTGCGCCTATCGCACTATATCTGTCAAATGTTGGCATTTTAATTCCTTATTATAAAAATCGTTCGAATAACTTTGCAGCGTCTTTCTTGTTTCCAGATTGTCGCAAACGCTCAAAGTCCTTTTTTTGTCCTTCTTGGTCTGAATTCTTAGGGTTAGAAGTCCCAGGCCGTAATGTCTTTGGTGCTGACTGTACTTTCTTTAGTGTGCCTGATTTACCAGCCACTAATTTGTCATACATCATGCTCTTATAAAGAGCTGTTACAGCTCGGCTATCATAAACTTGGCTTAGTTCTTGGTCTGAGAATCCAATTGACTTCGCATATACACGAATATCTCTACGAATCACCTCAGCCTTTGCCTCATCCTTAAACTCAGGAATCAGATCAACTAGCTTTTGTTGCTCCTGTTGGACATGAGACTGCAATACTTGGCTCTGTTGTTGTGCCTGTTCTTGCTGTACTCTTTGTCTTTCAGCTCTGATAGCATAGATTTGTTTTTCCTTCTCACTACGATCTGCTACGGCTAATGCATAACCAATCGGATCATTTTCTCTGAGTTGTGTTAAATCCTCAGTACCCGACTGTTGTTGTAGCATCTGCTCAATAACTTGGAGTCGTTGTGCATAGGTATCACGAACCTTGGCTGTTTCTGCAATCTTACTGCGCTCGACCTCTACGGCTTTGCGCTGTTCCGCTAAAGATTGCGTCTTTTTCTGATAATCGGCAGTTCGACTGTATCCGTTAAGTAGCTCATCAAGGCTTACCTCCAACTCCTCACCGTTGGCTCGCACTCGGTATTTGGGAGACTCCTCTACTGCTTCTTGTTCGTATCCAGCATCATCCGCACTTGCATCCGTATCGAACTGTGCTTCTTCACGATCTTCTGGGTGAGCTTGCGCTTCCTCGGACTGTGGCTCAATCATAGACATAAATGCGTTAGCTGCACCGCTTATCGATCCATCTACACTCCCAGTTGGGTTGGTGTTTTCGCTCATTTTATTACCCTTTTTTCATTGTTAAAAAACTTTAAATCGCTTCTTTTCAATTTGTACTTGTTGCACGAGTGATTGTAAAGAGGCTTCAAATTCTTCAATTGCCCTCAGTTTAACTAATGCTCTCTCTCGCCCTTCAACATCATCATCAGCAGAACCGAATACAAACGACTTATAAAAATCCTTCTGTGCTGTCAAAATCTCAACAAAAAACTCATCTCTTAATAAATTGTTTGCTCGTTCTGCCTTGTTCATTGCATACCCATTTCAGCAGCCTTCAATTGTGTTTCTGCCTGAAACTTGGCAGTTTGTAATTGTAATTGTGCTTGAGCCTTCTCTCGCTCTAATTGTATTTCAGCAATCGCTTTTTCTCTAGCTAATTGAATATCTGCTTGAGCTTTCGCTTGATCTTGTGCAATTTTTGCCTGAGTCTTGGCTTGATCACCTTGAATCTGTGCTTGAACCTGTTGCGTATATGCAACTAATGCAGGGTCTTGCTGTGGTTGCTGAGGTTGTGGGTTAGATAACATCTGATCCATTTCAGGAGTAATCTCTTTAAAGAACTCATTAGAGTCCTTATACCCTGCTGCCTCAATAAACCTACCTAAAGTCTGTCTGTATTGTCCCATTGAAACTAGTGGATTAGCTGGCCCTTGAGTCTGCAATATCTGCTCTTGCTTCTGTAGAACCATTGCTGCCATCGCCATCTGCTGATCTTTGTTACCAGTTCCTAGTCCTACACTCACAGTCATATCATAAGCATTTGACCACTCTCTAGGATCTATAGCTATGTATTTACCACGCAGACGGATTATTCTTTCCTTATCCTGATACTTACACAATAACTGGAATATCCCTTGGAATAGGTCTTTGACTCCTGTATCGGCAAAGATTCTAGCAATCATTTCAATACGACCTGCACCTGACTGTTGCATTGCAACAATAGCCGTAGCCGTTGTGTTTGCTAAGATACTTGGATCTAATACCTGTCCAGCATTTGCTACACCAGACCGCTTTTGCAATACAGAATCTAAATACTCTAGCATCGGAAAGGAACTCGATGCCGTTGGTGGAACTGTTAATGGTTGCACAGCTCCTTGAGTTTTCATGCGAACTATGCCATTCGGTGCGACTGTTAGCAAGTCATCCATATTCACTTGACCATCAATCGCAGTCATTCGTGGCATATTCGTTAGATACATATTATCTAAAATCTGCCTTGTAATCGTGGACTTGATTAACTGAATATCCATACTTCGATCTGCTAAAGATTGTCCAAAGAACTTATGTGGCATAGGAATCGGACAACATGATGCAAATGGAATATGATCTACTTCTTCATTGTCTAAGATTTGATTACCGGCATAAGTAATTTTTCTTAGTTCTGCAATGCCATCATCATCATAATCGGTACGAATGTAGCACTCATAAACCTCAATCTCTTGCATACTAAAGTCTAAGGACTGTGCCTCATCAGGCATCTCGCCTCTGTCATATCTTGCAATGCGCTCAGGTGTAAAGGTTAAATCAGAGTAAGCAGGTAGATTATCTACTACATCTTTTGAGTAACCAGCAGCAATCAAGTCTGATCTAGTAATATTTACTCGATGCGCTACAAATCTCGCATCCTTGATATTCTTATCACGCTTACTTATTAAGAACTCCTCTGGCGGAACATTGTCAATCTTTACTCTGCCAGATTCCTTCTTCTTCATTACTACAACATCGTAAGAATAAATAGGCTCGATCATCATGCCCATTGGATCAATACTTGCTGGGCTTATCTCATTGATGTTCTGACTGACCAACTCCATCGTGCCATCTTGGAATAAGAGCTGTAATTCATCTGCGGATAGGTTCTTATACTTCTCCTTGGTTGGATCTTCGCTATCTAACCAGTAGTATTTAACAATGCCATTCTTTTGCAATAGCGCATCTTTAAACCAGTTGTGCATCAAAATAACACCATCGTTATCCTGAAAGAATACTAGATTGCAGTATTCAGTAGCTTGTTTTGCACCTTCTTCATCCCCTGGGCCTTTAGGTTCAAATCGGCATAGTTCGTCTGAGGATGTAAATATTCTTAATAGTTGTGGTAATGCACCATCAATTACTTCAGCTACCTCACCAGTAACGATAGAAGATCGACCTTCTACCTCATTCCCATAAAATTCTCTGTTGTAATAGGTTAATGCCTTCTGCCTAGCCTCAGTAGTTTCGCTTTCTACATAGCCTATAGAATCAAAAATCTCTGCTTCTAATATGCCTTTGAGCGTATTGTCATTCATATTAAACTATCCAATTTGCGTTAATTTTTAAAGGCTGAGACCATGTGTTTGTCTGTTCCATTCCTAGAGCCAAATACCTAAAGGAGTCTGAGCCATGCGATGCCCAGTCGTGTAAGGGTTTATCAAAAAAGACATTTCTTTTCTCATCATGCTCCCTTCGATAGTTTCTTAAACAATCTAAGCCTTGCTTAACCTGTGGAATATTAAACCAACATCTTGGCAATAACCTTCGTACAGACTGAATACCATCATCCACCGACAATCTTGGTAATACTTTAACATTTAATCCACTTTCACGCAATACCTCTAATCTACTCTTACCTGTTCCTAGTTCTCTTACCGCTACATCATGGGGTAGTAATTGCTCTGCCGTCTCCCATTTGTTATCTTTTAACCAGTTTACATACCAATCGAGTCCTTGGCCATGATTTTCTACATAATCCATGAGTCTAACCTCTTGACCAGCGTTTTGTGCCACCCATATAGCTGTACTGTCTCCCATCCCTAAATCCCATGCGACATAAGTCTGGCATAGATCATCCCTAGTTATCTCGCACATTCGGTTTTTTTCTTCTAGTTCTCCGATGATTTTTCCATAGTAACTACCTTCTACCGCAGCGTTAAAACTACATTCGAACTCTTGGTTGAACTTATCGTCTCCCATTTCCTTACGAGCTGACAGTAATTCTTCCTCATCAATCAGGTTTGTTTCGCTTGCTTTGAACTGTAGAGCTGCCCATCCTTCTTCTTTGTCTGCCCTGTCGAATAAGTCTTTAAAGTGATTATTGCCCTTTGGAGTGCCTATAAACAAGCAATACCCTTTTCTGTCCGATAAACTTGGTCTAATTATCTCGTTCCATATCTTCGGGTTCTGATCGCCAATTTCGTCTAAGACCACCCCATCAAAATATTGCCCTCTGAGTGAGTCTGGATTATCTGATCCAAATAACTGTATTCTTCTACCTAAAAAGTCTACCCTGAGTTCTGTGATATTAGCCTCAGCGTTTAATGGTCTGACAAAATGAGTTAAGTAATCCCATGCAACTCTTTTGGATTGTCCGTATGTTGGACTAATGTATGCGTATCTAGGGGATGGTAGCCCATTCTCTAGGCTTGATTTGATAAGCTGGTTCAGAGCAGCCACCGTCTTACCCATCCTTCTATGTGCCACTCCTACTACAAAACGATGCTGATCTACTGCCTCATGTATCTGTAGTTGTGCCGGTCTAGGCTTATAGGGAATAATTACCCTCTGGACTTCTTCTACCTCTCCCAAGCTACCACCATCTTAAATGGAGTACCATCAGCTCCACTTATCTCAGTAGCTTGAACGGCCTTACCATCCATCCTGTCTATGATTTCTTTAATAGCCCATGCCTCGCCATCCTCCGCAGCCTTTACTAGCTTATCGGTAATCTTGCGTAATTTCGCCCTATCCTCTTGAATTAGTGCGACTCTGAGCGCATCGTAAAAGAGTTTGCCTCTCTTATTATTATTGTTTCCTAATGGTGCGCCCTTACCGTTTGTGTTAATTGGTAATTCTTTGTTTTCTAATGTACTTTCCATTCCATTCCTCTAGGGTTGATGGTTGATGATGTAGTTATTATACAACATATTAGTCAAGTAGCCCATCTACTGTAGCTGCACCAACTAAAGGCACAGCAGAAAACATTTCTTTACCAAATTTTTGTATTAATGATTTGCGTTCATCGGCACTAGAATACTTATAAATATCTTTAATTCCATTCTTTTCCAAGATTGACATGGTTTTAGGTGATACATCAGATGGGACAATAGCACCCTTAAATTCACCAATACTCATTGCTCGTCTAGGTTTAATTTCAAAGTAACCTGTAGGTGCTTCTTTTAGCTCTTTAGCATAGTCAGTTATTCTGTCTTTTAACTCTTGTGGAACTTTCTTAGCTAATTCCCTACTGTATTCGTATTTATTAGTAGTACCTAGTGCTATTTCTTCTAAAAGAGCATTTGCATCAACTCTACTCTTGTTTTCTACTAAAAATGTGTCTAAATCTAAGTTTAATTCATCATATTTGTTGCTGATGTTTTCTTTAAAAGTTTGAAAATCTTCTGGAGATATTATTTTTTCTCTTGATTTTTGTACATCTTTCTCACTACTAAGTTTTGGCACTAACTTCCCACGCAAACTTCCTGCTGTGTAAAAGTTACCCTCATCCCCAGGTCTTTTATTAGCCATTTCTTTAACAATATTTTCAATTGTAGCTGGCTTAAATAACTCTTTTCCAGTAGGTGATCTACCTTTAAATAACTGATCAGTAACCGTTCCACCAGCCTGTATAGCTTCTTCTCGTAATTGTGCAATATATCCAGGCTCCCAATCGTAATACTTAATTAATTCCTCTTGTGGCAACTGGTTAAAGTCATTCCTTACTGCCATACGGAAATCTCTAGCCGTTTTAAACTCACTTGGATTTGGCAATAAACCTTTAGTTTCCAAATATTTTGTTTTTAAAAGTGTAGAATTTTCTAAGTTTCGGTCTAGGTTTAGCAAAGTACCAGTTATCTCACCCATTACATCCGATTCTTTTGCTAATGCACCATAGGGTTCTGATAACTTTTCTCGTAAATACTTATTAGCTTTTTCGTCAGTTTTTGTGTATATCTCAGGTCTGCGTACTGTGTAAGCATCAGCAGAATAAACTGGATTAGCTCTTGATGGTATTGCCATTTCTTTGCTACCAACAAGCGTTATATCCCCAAAACCCATTAGTGGATCTGTGAAACCTGTTTTAGTTATTCCTAAAGATGGTACAGGCATAGCACCTAGTCGATCAGCAGCAATTAACTTTTCAGGAGTTAGATTGTGTTTAACTATCATTTCCTGACCTACCTCAACATTAGGCACAAATGGAGATTGTCTAGGAACTATACTAGGCATTAAACCTTGGTTCTGTAACATATCCTCAGTCATACGATATGCTTGCTCACCTACTGCCCTTCCTACTGGTCTTGCTAATGGTGCTAGTGGAGCTGCTAATGCAGTCATCATTCCCATTTCTTCGCCAGAACTATATCCTTTTGAGTATTCTCTATTTAGAGGATCAACTACCCCAATATCACTAGGAGGCTTTGCCGGTAGTCCTGCGTATCCTGCACTAAATCCACTTAATTGTTGGTTAGGGGTAATCCCTAATAGTCTTGCAAATAGTTGAGGATCAGTAATTGCTCTGGTTGCGCTTGTAGGTATATTAATTAACTGCTCGCCTAGTTTACGCAATGTATCCGCAGATGGGGTAGTATTAAGTAGCCCTCTAGGTGTACCTCCAAGTAGGCTCTGCTCAGACCTGCGCCTAAGCTGTGGGTATCCTATATAAGGCTCGTCTAGTAAGCCAGCCATTTATTTCTTGAATCGAGCTGTTTTACTTGCCTCAGACAATGCAATAGCCATTGCTTGTTGAGGACTCTTAACCTTCTTACCATTGGTAGTCAGCTTTTTATCCTTGAACTCACCCATTACTTTACTGATTTTTGCTTGTCGTTTGTTCATTTTTACCTCGCAAAGGTTATATTTTTTTGGATTTTAGAAAGTAACTCATTTCCTTCAGCTACTAACCATTGATTATATCTACTTACTTGACCACTAAAATCTGTATAAGAGCTTTTATATGTTTCATCTGGTTCTATTCCTGTAGTTTCTGGAGTAATGTGAGTGCTTTGTGCATCTGTCTTAATCCAGTTATTACAAGTCTTTGCTACCAACTCCCACCAATCATCACCACAAATATGCCAAGTACAAGGTGGCACGATAAAGCCACATGACCTAATTAACTCTCCACCATAAATAGTAATTCCAGACATTCGCCAATCATTCTTATTTAAGGTATCTTTGCATGACACTATATTCCAAGGAGTTATCGCCTCGATTAGTTTTTTATCCCAATATTCTGTATTTGGTTGTACATCATCGCATATACCTCCATACCATTTTTTTGTTGGAAACTTATTAAAGGCCAAATTTAATGCTGCCACTAACCCAATATTCTCTTTTAATATCTCTACAGTCCATGTATCAGGGTATTCAATACCTTCATATAATTCTTCGTGGCCTTGTATAACAAGATAAATAGGTACGCTTGCTTTAGTGTCTATATAGGCTTTAATAGCATTTTTAAGTTTTTCTGGCCGTTTGTAGGTGGGCAATATAAACATTATTTATCTATTATTCCTGGTATGTGCATAACTTGATAATTAGCACAAATTCGTTTGCTAGGATAATTTTGCAATTGTTTAATAAACCACCAATCATGCCCATAACCATCACCCCATTTACAATCTAATTCTTTTTTATGCGCTATTGCAGAAGTGCCTATATGACCTATCTCAAACCGTACTGGTCTAATTTCACCATCTACATAGTCATCCCAATATAACCAATCTGTATCTATATTATCTGCTATTGCCTTTAAATGTCCATCCCCAAATACATCATCATTATCTAAATAAGCAATGTAATCATACTGAGCATTTTGTATCCCAATGTTTCTTAGGTTTCCACTAAAATGTGGTTGTTTATCTACCAAGACAACATTTACAGAGTATTTAGATGCTATCTCTACTGTTTTATGGCATCCATCTGCCACAACTATCAACTCACCTATATTTTGATTTAATACACTATCTATTGCTCTAGGTAGTTTTTGCTCTCTATTACTTGCTGCCGAATGGTAATTACCTAGATAACTAGGCATTACTACACTAATCATTTTTTAGGCTTGCTAGGCTTCATTGGTGATTTTTTAGGTTTTGGCATCTTATACATTATTCCTCCTCCTCATATTCCATTTCTTCATCTTCGTTGTCCATTGCTTCCCAAGCCATGCAACCATTCTCTTGATTGCAGACAAAATCAAATATCTCGCAGTAGCCATCGCCTTTTTTCACTCCGCAGTCAGATAGTTCAGTATTGAAGTATTCACAAGCCTTGCACTTGCCTTCGCCATCCTCGACTTCACCATAACTAGCAGTTAAGATAGCCTTTTTCTTATTTCCTTTGTTGATGTCCATGTCTTGAGTAGCTAGAGGACATGATTCCATATTAGATTCTAAGAGACCGCCCTCAGACTTTTCAGACATCTTAGGCTCTTTGCCTAGTAGACCGATCATAATGCTCATGCCTTTTTCTTTCATATAGACCTCTAAGAATAAAGTTACTTCAATTATACAAGGATTTTACTCATTAAACCATATTTTGTGCAAATCTGGTCTATTTTGTTTTATCCAAAGTTCAGCCTCATCATGGTTCTTTTGGTGATCCATACCGATAGTCTGGCTACCGACATGGTGGACATAAGACCGACTAACATAGTTCTTATAGCCATTTGCCCTAATTTGTAGGCATTGTATGTCATCCGAATACCAATTTATCGGCTCATAATCCACCCACTTATCCTTCTGAATATAAGCAAATAAAGGTGAAATAATTTCTGTTGGAATTATTTTCGCTTCTTCTACATACCTAATTCCATCCCTTTGCTTAAACTCTCTGATATTTTGATGGCCTCGTACATAATCCGATTTTGCCGATACCCAAGCTGTATCATCTGGCAATAGTTCTCGATCTCTGAGTAAAAGTTCAAATGAACTAGGGGTTAATACTATGTCATCGTTAGCGACAATTACCTCATCAAACATAGAAAAAGCAAGATTTACTACCTCATTGTAGCTATCCCCAAAATTATTCCCATGATTCTCTATATTGATAGTTCTATGTCTAGATAGTTTTAAATCGCTCCCAGAGATAAAAACAACGACATCGACTGGTACATACTGGTTAATGCTTTCTAACAGTACAGGCAAGCATTTGCCAGTCTTAGTAGCTATTACGATAGGAATCATTTAATCTCTACCTTGATCATTCCAGCTATTTCTTGTCCAATTTCTACTGTAATCTTTGTGAAACACCTATCGTCAATCTCAAGGGCAAGGCACATCCCATCCAACCCACTTTTTATCGAGGCTAACATATTGTCCAAATCCATCCATCTTCGATTCGGTTTGTAAAAAGTAATACCTAGCTCTGAGTAATCACCTTTTGGTATATTAGCCTCTTTTGTTGTCCAGTACCATAAATCTTTGTAAATAGCCTTTTTTCTAGCTTTTTCGTGATAATGACAACTACTATTTGGGTTCAATTCTTTAGGATACCAAGGGAAAGTTAGCATTTAATCTCCACAAAAACAGGCAATATCTTCTTCTTTAGCAAACATATCAACTTGATTGCCAACATAATTCATCATTTGTGCATACGATGGCCGATCAGTTCTAAAATAAAATCCTGATGGTCTGGATGCTAAAGCTAAAGATTCCATTTTTGCCCACCAAACTGCCCTTTCAGGCTTTTGAGCAATCAAACTTAAAACTTTGTTGTTACCTTTCAAAAAACATAAATCACAATTACCTTCAGGGGTATCGCCATTGTTATTTTGTAATTTAAGGTTAAACCCTTGTTTTTCCCAAAATGCAATAACATCATGTTTTGTAACTTTTGCTGAGACTAATGGAGTTCTTTCTCTTTGAATTTTGGCTGCTCTACGCATTTCATCTGCTCTGATGCCTACCCAATCCATATTTTCATTGTGTTTCCAACCTAAAGATTTTAAATATTTGTGAATTGTTCTTATTTTTAACTCAACTGTGCAAAATCTGACCAACGGATTAGGCAAATATTGTCTTTTAATAATAAGTTCTTCAAAAGGTTCTCCATTTCTACTCGCTGTTTGAAAATCCACCACTTTAAAATTGGGTTTCTCATTTTGATATTCCACCCAATGTATAGGCACATTCCAATTTACAGAACAATCATTAATAAACTCTAATGTTTCTTCAACTTCTTTACCTGTGTTTGCAAAAACAACAATAGCATCGTCAGGAAGTCCTTGATTAGACTGTAGTATTCTCCACAACATATAACCAGATGTGCGACCACCACTAAAACTAATTACAGTAGGCTCTATTATCTTAAACGGATCACTCACAATATCTCCAATGTCTTTTCTAATAATTCTTCTTCCGTTGTTGAGTACAACTCCTCAAATCCTTTTCTGCCAAGTCCATGCACTCCAGTATTACTACCTCGATGATGTATTGGGCATAAGCCAATCACATCTGCATCTTTTCGTCTGCCAGCTCTACGAATATGATGGATTTCAGTCGGTGTATCTTCAATCTTTAAGACAAATCGACATAAACTGCAACCTAATCGTGCAACTTTGTCGTAATGTGCTTTCTGTGCTTTAGTCATTGACTAGTTCTTGTGCAAAATCTTCTAGTTTCTGTGCCTGATCTGTAATATCAACACTTATTTGATACGCTGCAACATAATCCTGATTATTACAAGCCTCTGAATAGTTCTTAATCAGGTGTTGCAATATTAAAAATGGATGATCAATCATAACATTCCCTTCCTTCGGTTAGCTGAAAGTGTCTGAAATATCTCAATAATTCTTATCTCATGTTGCCTTTTATTGTCCAATATCTTAAATTCTTTGTATGCCTGTATCCATGCCTTAACTGCATCATCGTATAAAACGCTGTCTAGGGCTTTTTCTTGTCTCTCTGCTACTGTGCCATCAGCTTGTAAAAATACATGAGCCTTGGCTTGTTTTATGGCTTCCTCAAGGTATTTAACCTGTCCTGATAGCATTGCATGATCTTCGTCTGTGGAAGATAACATTCTTAGGGCAATTTCTACTCTATTTTCGTTTAAGTTCTCAAGATTCATTTATTCTCTCCATTAAGATTGTCCAGGCTGTTGCTGCACAAAGTGGGACTTGTCCATTTCCAATGGCTTTAAGTCTGTCCACTCTATCGGCCACCCCATGAGCCACTCTACCCACGTTGGGTTCAACTGACCACCAACTTTGTTCGGCAATTGTTCTCCATAATTCTGAGTTTTCTCTGATTTCGTTGTTCTTTTGCCAGACTTGACCGCACCCTTCCAATCTCTCGATCCTGGTGTAGGCCAAGTCATTACTGCGGTTGTTAAAGACTCCTGTTTGCCCTTTTTTCCCTCCCTCCGAATTTGAAGACCCTGCCTGACTTCGCTGTGAACTGGTGTAGGCCACATTCGTTGAATCTCTGGATTGCTGAGTTTGTAATTGATTGATCCTTTGGCTTTCCAACTGGCACTTGTCGGTTGATTTTTGTAATCGGATGCAGTTGGGGTTGGTAGTTTCTCCATCATTGTTGTGTTCGGTGTCCATTTCTTCATTCGAGGAGGATTCAAGGATGCCATTAACATTCCCTCGGCTTCTTGCTTCGTCAAAACTCCGTTGTCCACTAATCTCCGATATTGAAGAATCGAACCTTCGCTTGGCATTTGACTTGCTGTTGGTGTAGGCCAAGATCCAAATCCTATCTCTTTGATGGTTTGCACCAACATCTGCTGCTCCCAACACACCCCATTCTGCATCGTACCCCATCTTGGCCAAGTCTCTAAGGACTGTTCCGAGTCCTCTATTAGTGAGCATTGGGGAATTTTCCACAAATGCGTATTTGGGTCTAACCTCGCCAATAATCCTTGCCATCTCTCGCCACATTCCACTTCTTTCTCCGTCAATTCCAGCCCCCCCCCCTGCGGCTGAGATGTCCTGGCATGGAAATCCTCCAGATACGACATCAACAATTCCTCTCCAAGGTTTTCCGTCAAAGGTTTGAACATCATCCCAAATCGGGAAAGACGGGAGTATTTTGTCATTTTGTCTTGCGACAAGTACGCTTGCTGGGTAGGCTTCCCATTCGACTGCACAGACTGTTCTCCATCCAAGCAAATGTCCCCCAAGTATTCCTCCACCAGCACCTGCGAAAAGAGCCAACTCATTCATTTTCCTTCCTTGTAAGTTTTTTTATTTATCATTTCACGCATAATCCTGAATTGTTCCTTTACAAACTCTTTGTCTTGAGAAGAATAACCAGGACTATATCCAATCTCAGAATGTGGTTTACTAGGGATTCGTTCACCAGTCATGCAGAGTTTTTTAACTGCTAAAGCACTAGGAATAAAAGTATCATCCATTGAATAAATAGCTTGATCAAGTTTCGGTCTATAAGTTAAATAGATGCCAAGTACTTCTTTCCAAGTATCTCGAACAATCTCAAGATCAACTCCTTCCCAATGTCGTATAAAGGTTGCACCATAAATTGCACCCATTCGAGCAAATAGGTAATCTAAGCCTTCATCAGGATCACAGAAATCACTTTCCAAGTAGTCTGACATCTTTGTTTCCTCCTATGATTCCTCTAGTTAATCCAGACATTACCGTACTATTTCTTTGCTCAACTGTCTTTTTCTCTTTGATCCACTCAGCCTTAAAACCTCGCCAACCGTTTTGGCAACAAAGAATCATTACTTGCTCAAGAGATAAATTAGCCTTTTGTCCTTCTTTTGCTAAACCATTGATTGCAGTTTGTGTAACTGGTGCTTTTAATCCTTTGCGTAACTTACAAAAATCTTTAAAGACTTCATCACTAACACCGCTAGGTGTAATAGTATTTATAGTGGTTAGTGGTTCTTGGTTATTGGTTCTTGGTTCTTGGTTCTTGGTTACGATGTGATTCGGTTCTGATATCAGTTCTGATTTCAGTTCTGTTATCAATACTGATTTCTTCTCTGTTTTGATTCTGTTTGCATTGCGAGCGGAGTCTGCTTTCAGACGATACTTAGCAATTTCTTCATCAGCTCTTTTACTTCTCCAAGCATCAGAATCGAACTCAAAAAACTCCTCTAAAAGTAATTTAACAATTTCAGAGGTTGATTTAATTCTTCTAGCTACCCATGCAACATCTTTAAATGGTTCTTCAGTTTGATAATAGAGATCAATCATTCGCCTATAAGCCAAGTCCTCAGCATCAGACAAATGACTTGTATGGCTAATGTAATCACCTATATGGAAAGGGTAATAGTTCATATTATTCCTTATTAAATACATCAGGTCTAAGCATTTCCCTAGTAACTCGGTTCTCTGATAACCTCTCAATTTCCTTAATATACTTAAATGGGATATGAGTTTGACCCCATAGCACAACAGTATTGGGTCTTAGAGCAAGTTGTTCAGCCAAGTTTCTTAGTGAGCCAAATTCAATCTTTAATAAATCCATTGGGTTCATAATTATTTCCTTTCTTTCCTAGACTATACTATACTTACTGAATGTTTGCGAATGTTTTTTGTATTAGGGAAAGTCCCTATAAGAATATTTGTAAATATTTGAAAAAAGTGTTGATTTATGAGAATAGATAGAATAATATCTAGTCATGCAGTAATTTAAACAATGAAACGAAAGGGAAATGAAGATGACAAAAAATGAAACTAGAGAATTACAAATGGCACAAACCTACATTGATAACAACATGACTGATACTGCTGCTCGATCTGTATCGTCTTTAATTAGGTCTGCAAAATCTATGAAAAGCAAATATGAATTAGTGCATTTTGCAAAAAAGCACAATTTACTTGCACATCCTGAATTTAAATGTGGATTTCAAATTATTAACTAACAATAGACCCTTCGGGGTCTTATCTTAAAAGGATAAGTAATGAAAACATTTATAGAAGCACTAGTAGGATTTGCAGTTATGTTTGGCCCAGCACTAACAATCTGGTTACTGCAAGGAGTTAAATAATGAAGAACTTTGACTCCTGGTTATGCTATGACCCATCAAACAATGATGATCAAACAATTATTGATGATCGTACAAACGAACTCATCAAAACTGACTACAACCCATCTAAATTGATTGCTGAAACTGTTTCAGAACTTACAGTCAAAGAAAATTTAGAAATGGCTGATTATGTAAAAGAAAACGATATGACTGGCTTAGGCAATTACATTTATCTAAAAGCCTACGACTTCGCACATAAATTAGCCACGCAACAAGCTGAACACGAATTTCAAAATGGGGAATTAGCATGAGCAAATACTTAGAATTACGCAAGATTAATGTAAATGAATTTGTAGAGAAGAAAGGTAAATTTACTTACTTGAGCTGGTCACATTCTGTGGATATTTTGCTACAGCATGATCCAATGGCTACTTGGGATTACAAAGATCCTATGACATTTACAGACGGATCAATGATGGTATTTTGCTCTGTATCTGCTTTTGGTAAGGTTATGACTGCTCAATTACCTGTTCTAAATAACCAGAATAAACCAATTTCTAACCCATCCAGTATGGATGTAAATACGGCTATGCAAAGAGCCTTAGCCAAGGCAATATCGCTACATGGTTTGGCTATTTATATCTACCAAGGTGAGGATCTGCCAGAACAAGACGCAGCCGATTTAACCGACTTATGTACACATTGGATCGACATGATTGGTGAGTGCCTGGACATTGATACCTTGAAAGCTGCTTATGGACAAGCCTATAAAGAACTATCAAAGGATAAAGCAGCAATTGATCGAATTTCAAAAGCCAAGGATAAAAGAAAGGCAGAACTAGTATGACATTTAATGAGCAAATAGAGTCTTTATTGAGTAAGCAAAAAGAGGTGGATTATCTTGTGATTACAACATTAGTCAAAGAATATCTTGTTACATGGCCTCAAAATGCAGATTCTAAACTTTGGAATAATCGCCTTGAATCCTTACTAAAGAAAATAGATGAAAAATTCGAGAGAACCACGAACTAATAATTATTTTACTCAGGAGGAAGTTGCCTACATTCTTGAACTTCCTAGACGAGAAATTGAAGTAATTGAACGCAAAGCACTTAGAAAACTGGCTTTTATTATTAAACGAAAATATAAAAAGGAAGATGTCTTATGAGTAAAAGTTTCTTATTTGTACTATTAATGTGGATTGTATTCTGTGGGATGATTATTTATATGACAGAACTCAGTCGTAAAGAAGAAGTATTTAAGTTTAACTGTAGCAACTTAATCGGTGGTTGGCATCCAGATGTACCTAAGAAGTTTGCTGAAATGTGTTTAGCTGCTAAACAGGAGAGGAGTGACCGATGAACGAAACATTTGCATCATCCTCACAATGTTACCCACTACATCAGCCTAAACGAGCTTTAATGAAGTCTTGGTTAGTCGGTAAAAAACTGTATCTAGGTGAAACAAATATCGGCAATCGGTATTTTATTCTTACTAGACATGATGATCATCCAAGGTTTATGGATATTGTGACTGGTTCAATGTATGAGACTAGAGGCCGTTGTCTATGCTCTAGTTATTTATATATTAAAAGTATTAATCGTATTACTCCTGATTTGAATAAACTTGTAGACGAACTTAAAAAGAAAGTAGCGTAAAAATGACTGAATCATTAATTTACAGAGAAATAGAACAAGGCTCGGACTCTTGGCTACAGCTCAGGCTCGGGAAATGTACTGCTAGTCGTGTTGCAGATATTTTAGCTAAGACTAAAACAGGTGTATCAGCATCAAGAGGTAATTATTTAATAGAGTTGGCATTGCAAAGGGTTACAGGTGTCATAGAGCCTTCTTTTACCAATGATGCTATGCAATGGGGTAAGGACAATGAACAGACTGCTAGAACAGCGTTTGAAGTTGCTCATAATGTATTTGTAGACCAAGTTGCATTTGTAGACCATCCTACTATCCCAAACTTTGGTTGTAGTCCTGATGGCATTGTTGGTGATTCTTTACTGGAATTGAAATGTCCATATCAGAGTGCAGTACATTGGTCATATTTTAAGGATGGATGCCCATCTAAATACTATACCCAAATACAAGCACAAATGTCATGTACAGGTGCTAAATCGGTCTGGTTCGTTTCATACGATGGGCGCATGCCTCCTAGATCACAGTTGTACATCGAAGAAGTTTTGCGAGAAGAAGAATTTATAAAGAAGATGGAAGAAGAAGTTTTGAAGTTCTTGAATGAAATAGAAGTTGAAGCACAATTAATGAAAGGTGAATGAAATGGCTATTAAATATTACATCAAGGCAGCAGTATCCGAGTATCAAGATAAAGATGGAAAGGCAAAAAAGAAATATCAATCAATAGGAATCATCCTAGAAACTAAGAATGGCCTCATGCTAAAGCTAGAGACTATCCCATTATTTAGTTTAAAAGATGGTTGCTTGATTGCTTATTTAAACGATCCTGAGCCTAAAGATGCTTTCCCTAAAACTTTAGCTGATATACCTGACGACCTACCTTTTTGAGGAGATATGATGAGCCAATACGAATTGATTGTTATTGCATTATCCAAATGGATTAGCCCTTTGGATGCACTTCACAAAGCTGGAACGATGAAGTTATCCACCAGAGTCGGTGAACTTCGAGCCAAAGGTTATGTTATCGAGGATAGATGGCATGAAAGTCGGAAGTTTAAAATGTATAGATTGGTGAAAAAGCCATGACTCCATATACAACTAAAACAGGTTTACAGATAGGGATTAATTGCCAACCACGAGCATATTTTGAGAATGATCGAGATATGCTTAATCTACAAGAAGCACTCTTAAAAAAGGAGATTTCTTGGTGGATGATATTTAAAAATATCTTCTGGTAATCACCCGATCATGGTTGAGGCAGATGTTTGTACATCAGCAACTCGCTTCAACCATCCTTTACCATAGGTTGGGAATGTCGGTAGAGACTTGTAAAATGCTTCTTTACTATGACTGAACTTCTCAAGTAATTCTTTACCATCAGCATCTTGAATCGCTTTCATGGTTGCTGGACCAATAGCACCATCAGCAGTTACACCAAGAGCTTTCTGTATCATCTTACGAGCTGCCGATGGGCCAGCATTAATTGCGAAATCGAAAACTGCATAATCCACCCCAGCAGGTAAGGAATCACCCTTGACTGCATCCCAATAATCTCGCTTGTATAAAGGTTTAACATCTTCCTTCTTTAATGCTTTCATGTCATCTTGAGTAACTTGATGCCCTATGTATTTTTCCCAATTTGCTTGAGTACATCCCCACATGGTAGAACCTTTGCGACCATCGGGCAACTTATTGCCTGAATCTCTCTCATCGTTAGTAAATCCACCTTCGTGAGCAATAACCATATCAAACGACTTATCCCAGTTACTTTCCATTTTTCTTCATCTCCATAACCTTCTCTAGTGTCCTACCACCAAAATAGAATGACATAATGAGCATCCCCCATTGACCAAGGAGTTCTACATAATTATTATTTACCTCAATATCCCATGCACTCATCATGCCAAAGACTGTATAGGTCATTAGAATGAATATAAGAGTCATAGGGCGAATGTTCTTAGATAGCCAAGAGTCTGACATCATATCAGCAGATTGTCGCTTGGTGAGTTCCTGAGCCTCTATATTATCAGCGTTTAATTCTGCCAATTTACCTTCTTGTTGCATTTGTAAAAGTTCTTGTTGGGCTTTTGCTTTAGCCTCTGGATCGGGAATAAATTTATCCAAGACCTTCATGCCAACATCAAATAAAGCTGTTAATGGAAACATATATCCTCACTTTAGAATTAATAAAGCCATTACGCAGAAAAATGCAAAGATTACCCAAATTTTAAACCATTCATCATCCACGCACTATATCCTTTTTGGTTCTCTCAATTCGTTCTCGAATAACCTTATATTTAGGTTTCTTCTCAAGTTCTCTTATCTCCCACCACAATACAAATGCTATTCCTAATAAGACTAGTTCGATGAGATAAAGTATTAATAAAATTGTTAGCCATGTCATATATACCCAAACTTCCACAACAAATAAGTACATACTGCTGCTGCAAAGAAACACCACAATTGGACTCGTCTAACATCATCTAACTTATGCCCGTAATACCTCTTATTCTCTAAATGTTCTTTTTCTACGACTGCTTTTAACTCTAATACTTTATTCCATTCTTTGTCACCATACTTTGACTTAAAAGTCTTTTCTGCATCATTTTCAGCCTTAATTACAGCACTCTGACTTTCGTATTCTTCAATAGCTCGATAGATTATTGAGTTCTCTGTTGCCTCTTGATAGGCCTTCTTCCTACGATGTTCTGCTAACTGCTCTTGCGCTACCTCTACACCATCATGCTGAATGTCTTGAATACTCTTGGTTAGACTTTTACCAGCCTCTCTAGCCTGATTTAATCCTTCGCTAAGAGACTTAGCACCATCTGCAATTGGATTTGCCATAATCCATTATTTTTTAGCTTTATTGCGAGCTGTAATATTTCTTGCTTTTTCTTTAGCATCTGCCTTAGAACTTGCACCCCAAGCATTAAGACTTAACAATAGTCTTGTAGGTTTACCATCTTTGTATTCTGGGCCATCATTACCACCCATACGAGCTAAGAATGATGCCCTACGAGGATTATCACCTGACTTCACAGGTGGCTTTAGGTTCATGCCTTCTGCCTTCGCTGATGCCCTACCTTTAGCGTTTAATCCACCTTTAGGATTCTGTCCTTCTTTTCTAGCATACGCTGGAGTTTTCATCTAAACCTCGCAATCTTAGCTGCAATCTTTTTCGGTTGTTTAACAAACTGTTTACCTTGCTTTGTACCTTCTCGCTTGGCTCTAGTAGTAGATGCATACTCAGCACTTGTAAGGGCTTTGATAGCCTTCTCAGGTAGATACCTTTCACCAGTCTGTGATGATGGCTTACCACTCTTAGTAGTCCACTTCTGAGAAGTCCAATCTTTAAGGCTTTTCTGAGGTGCTTTCATTTATAAGAGCCTCCTTTTTTCTTGTATTCAACAGCTAATAGTTGTGCCTTGCGAGCTGACCATTTGCCAGGATCACCACCCTTAGTACCGGCTTTAATCTTCTCAAACAAGGCTTTTCGCATTGTCGGCTTTGTATAATTACCAGAGGCATTGACTTTAGATTTCATTTGGCAGAAAAGTAATGTGCAAAAAACCCTACAATAGAACTTAGTGCTGAAACAATAATCATCCCAGCCCATAAGCCACCTTTAGATCGCTCTGCCATTGCTAAGAGTTTTTTAACATCGGCTCGCAATTCAGAGACCTCTTGTTCCATAGTCTCCATCTTTTGCCACATAACACCAACTTTTATAGGATCAATTTCAGCCATATTAGTTTCCTAATGTTGCTTGTTGTGCCTCTAGCATTGCTCGATATGCACTAACAACTGCAGTTGTCCATGCTACATTACAAATGTCTTGTACATTCTGTGGTTGTGCAGATACATCACTAGCTGGTACAAAAGATGTACGATGATATTGTTTAGATATTTCGTTACTATCTTCCATAATCCTTGTTACTTCTCGAACCAATACAGTTCCATTTTCTGTTACTGTAATTTGGTCTACTGCTATTTCTTTAGTTAATGCCATTTTAATTCTCCTTTAAGTGTCCGACTAAATAATCCAATCTAGTTAATTTGATGCGTAATAACATCCAGAAAAATAAACATCTGTGCTATTTCCAAAAATTCCAATAGTTGTCATTGTTGTTGTAGCAGAAGCTATACCTTGAAATTGTGCTGTAGTGGCTGCGCTGTTTAGATATGCAGCCATAAAAATTACATTGTTTGCCGTTGAATTAAAATAATTAACGCTTAAAGTTGCTCTAGCACCTGTTGATTGAGTTGCACTAGTGAATGGAAGGCCACTTACTAAAGATGTTGAACCTGTACCTATAGCATTTACAAATACATTTATTTCAACAAAAACCAGTTTTCCTATTTTTATATAGTTTCCAGACCTTGAACTATAAGTGGTGTCTCCACCCAAACTAGGTGTCCAAGTACCTTCTTCATAGTCATCTAGTGTATTAGCATCAGATTGTGCAGACTGTGTTGCAGGAAATGAAATACCTTTAGATACTTGTACATCACCAGCATTTGCTCTAGCAGTTGTAGGACCTAATAATAAATTACCATTAGAGTCAAGCACCATTTTTATTGCATTATTAACACGAAACTGATGTATACCTGATGTAGCTGCATCATAATATAAATTAGGGTCACCAGTACCCCCACCAGTAAATCCTATTCTAGTAGCACCACTAGTTCCGTTAAAAGAAATTGAACCATATCCTGAATCGGCAGTACTTGCACCAATAAGAAGTTGATTAACCATTGGTGAAGCAATTACACTAAGTGCCGCACTAGGACTACTAGTACCTATACCTACTGATCCTGATGAAGTAGCAAAATTAGCACCTGTAGTAGATGTTACCGTTGTAAATGAACCTGCTGCTGCCGTATTAGCACCAACAATACCATCAAAATTAGCTGCGTTAATTCTACCACTTACTCCTAAACCTCCTGTAATTACATTAGTTCCTGTAGTTGTAGATGTACTTGCTGTGCCAGCAGTAAAAGTAGTTGCACCATTACTTGTTAAAGTAGTAAATGCACCTGTAGAGGCTGTTGTAGCACCGACTGTGCCATTAAATGCGCTTGTTGTGAGTGTTGCACCAGTTATAACAGGATTAGTTAGAGTATTGCCTGTAAGAGTAACACCTGTAATAGTTCCACCAGTTATCTTTGGTGCAGTCATCGTATATGTGCCATCACGAACACCATCACCAACATCCCTGATCTGTGCCATCATATCTCGCATCGTATCATTGACTGCCGATGGTAACATCCCCTCTGGTGCGCCATCAGGAGGTGCTGCTGTATTATTAGCAGGTGTAAGTGAGTATTTTGTGTATGCCATGATTATCCTTTAATCTAAAAGCGATGGGGTAGTGCCTACAACTCCTGCACCTACTGATTGTCTTATTGCTTGTTGTTTTAAATACTCATCTAAGAGTCCTAATCTCTGAACCATATTAGCTTGCATTGCAGGGTTAGTTGAGAATAATTCAGGTGCAATTGTTTCTGCTGATCTTTGTCCTGGGCCTGTTGCTGATCGTAATAGATAATCCAATCCACCACGCACAATGCCCTTCTGTCCCATCTGAGGTACTAGCTCAGTAGCACCCTCAAACTCTGCCTGTGCAACCTGTCTTGGTTGTGTCTGACTGCTTCCTAACAGTCTGACATCTGTAGACCTCATAGTTGATTCTCGCTTTAGTTGCGACTCTAAAGTATTGAAAGCATCATCACCAATTAATATCTTAATCTGATCTCTCTTTTCAGGTGCGCCAAATGTTCTCTTAACTAAGTCTATTCCATCATTACCTGAATTAATCTTGGTACGAATTGCATCATAAGCACCGATAGCAAAGCCATCTTTTTCACTTGCACCTAGACTATCGTACATCTTGCGTAATTGTCTAGCATCAGTCTCAAAGAATTTCTTACCATCTTCAATAGCCTCATAGACTTGTGTTGGCCCAGCAAATGCTTGTCGTGCTTGCTTATATTCTACAGGTGCTTGATTATCTACATTAGTCATAAACACATTGCGTAACTTCTTAATAGAGTCTACTTCTGTTTTTTCTAATCCAGATGTCGGCAACTTACTATAATTAATCTCAGCATCAATACCACGCTTGATAAAATTGATAGTTTCTAAATCAAACACATTCCCTGTTTCTTTTAGTTCTGGTAATGTTTTACCAATAATATTACCTTCAGCATCTACTTCTCTTTGTGCTAGTCTATTTGCTCGGTCATACGCACGAATAAACGCTGGATCTTGCATGAGCTGATCAATCTGTTTACCACCAATCAATGCACCTTTTTCATAAGCAGTCTTATATAAAGGACTTGCAGCAGCATTACGAGCATTAATTAAATCATCTGCTAATTTAACTGGATCAGCATTAATCTTAAAAGCGTCTTGGAAATCAGTCAATATACGATTAGCTGCACCTGTCTTACGCTCCTCAACCATCCTTTCAGCAACAGCCCTAGCACCAGGATAACCTGCAACAGTCTCGCCAAGTTGTTTAGTAGCCTTCCCACCAAACTCTAAGATAGTCTCAGGCTTGTAACCACTTTTACGAATCGCATCCATTGTCTCTCTAATACTACTCAAACTCATATTATCTCGTTGCAATGCTTGAATAATTTTAGTATCAGCCCTTCGTTGAATTGCATCTTCACCTAAATTAAAATACTCTGCTGTCTTACCTGTAATCGACTTAACAATTGGAATATCTTTAGTTGCATCTACAATATTTTTTACTGCTGTATTGATACCTGTTTTATCAGCCACAGTTCCTAGTACAGAGCCACCTAATTTAATTCCACCTAGAGCTGCTGGCCCTAATACAGTACCCATAATTGCTTTTTCTATTGCACCTTGTTGCCGTTCACCTTCACTTGCAGTACCAGCACCTGTAATCGCTCCTGATACACCACCAGCTCCTGCTGCACCACCAAATGCTTTAAGTGTTGTAGGAATCTTAGACATGAGATTAGCAGCTTGTGGAATCCTACTTGCAATATTTACTGCACCATATCCACCTAACAATGCAGTAGGAATACTACCACCTACTTCAGATGCAAGAGCTTGCATAGGTTTCTGTCTTTCAAATTCTTCTTTACTAAAACGCAATGCTGCAACATTCTGCTCATAAGGAGTCTTAGTTAATAAAGATTTAACTGTAGCCTCAAACTCATCACCAAATCCCATTGTAAGACCTTGTATACCAGCCTTAATGTTTCCATAGTTTGCTTTTGTACCTTTTGCCTTTGTGTAATTCTCTGCTGCGCTCTTAAATTGTGTTGATGTATAACCTTCTGCATTGAGATATTGATTAACTTCATTCGGCTTAACATCTGGATTAGAAATCAATTTATCGACATTACGCAATACTTTCTCAAATTTTTCGTAAGCCATTATTCTAGCCCTCTATCTTTTTTAAACTGTTTTAAATCAAATGGTCTATATAACGCTCCTGCTGATGTTTTCATAGCATCTTGCGTGACCTGACGAGCTATTTGCTTTTGTTGAATTACTTGTGCTGATTCACCTGGTTGTGGGAAATAAGTACGAATCTCATCTGCCATCTCATCTGAACCAATTACTGCACCTGATTCTTTTCTCAAGTTGGCTCTTACCCAGTTTTCTTGCGCTTGACGATATTGCTGTTGTACTGGACTTGTAACTTGTGTTCTTAAATAAT